TGGCCTGTAAAGCACGCGGCAATAAGGTGGTCGCTGTCGGCACCACCTCTGTCCGTTCGCTGGAGAGCGCCGCCAAAGCGAGTCAGGATGCCCTGATTGCGCCGTTCTTCGACGATACCCAGATTTTTATCTATCCGGGCTATGAGTATCAGGTGATCGATGCGCTGATCACCAACTTCCATCTGCCCGAATCGACTCTGATTATGCTGGTCTCGGCGTTTGCCGGTTATCAGCACACCATGGCCGCGTACCGCGCAGCCGTGGCTGAGCAATATCGTTTCTTCAGTTATGGCGACGCGATGTTTATCAGCAAAAATCCGCAGGCGCCGCTGGAAAAAGTGGGCGACTGATTTATTAACCGATAGCCGGAATCGACTGAGAGCGACTGAAGGTTATCTGCATCGGACTGTTTCTCCGATGCATCGGTTTACAGCGGCTGCGGAATCTAATTTAATATCATTTCAATACATCAACTTACGAGAGTTATCCGGCCAGATTCACTCTCGTAACTTCCTTCCTGTGCCAGAAATGTGACAACGCCGCTGAATTTGCTCAAATGTTCACCACTCAGATGCGCGTACTTGTTAACCATCTCCAGCTTCTCCCATCCCCCCAATTCCTTCAGAACCATCAACGGAGTTCCGTCCTGAACATGCCAGCTCGCCCAGGTGTGTCTCAGGTCGTGAAACCGGAAATCCTTTATCCCTGAAAGCTTCAGTGCCCTGTTGAAATCACTGCGGACGAAATAGTCCTGCATGGTTCCATCGGAAGAAAAAACATATTCACGCTCGACCGGTATTTTCCGCAGGATTGAAACAGCCTCATCACTCAGAGGCAGTTGCCTCGCCCGCCCCGACTTTGCATTCTCAGCCTTTACTACCGCCCGCCGCCTGCCCAAGTCAATATCCTGCCAGGTCAGCGAAAGAATCTCCCGCAACCTGGCCCCCGTCAGCAGCGCGAACGAGCACAGGTTTCTCATCCATTCGTTCTGAAGATTGCTGATTAGCAATCGGGCCTCATTCTTATCAATCCACCGGATGCGAACCTTTGGCTCACGCAGTGTCTGCGAGTAAGGTATCTGGTCAATCCAGCCACTTTTATAGGCCAGAGAGAATCCACGCATGATTAATGCCCGGTATCGGTTCTTCGTCGCATTAGACAGGCGCTTATGCGTGATGCGGCTGTGAGTCGGGAGATTGTCCGTAATCTCCTCGCCGCTTACTGATGATACCAGGCGGCCTTCGAAAAGGCTGTGCCAGTATCGGGCATAGATTTTGATGTTCTCGATATTGGAGTTGTGCTCAGCATCCCGGAGCGCCAGCATGATTAGGTCTTCAAACAGGCGTTCCGGTCGCTTATCCAGATTCTTAACGGCCCACGCCTCATGCTTCAGCTTGTCGTGCAGCTGCTGTGCCTTCTCTTTTTCTTTGGTGCCAGCAGAGCGTCTAATTCGCGAGCCGTCTGGCTTCGATATATCAATCCAGTACGTGTTTCCTCGTTTGTAGATCGGCATTTTCTCTTCTCCTTACCGCCTACAACAGCCAGCCGGAAAACATTGTTGTCGTTTGCTGCCTGCTGTTCAAACTTTTTCATGCTTTCGGAATTGGCACGCCAGCAGCCGCCCACTTTGAACATGTGAAATTTCGCCGGGTCGCGATAGATGGTTGACGCTGACACCCTGATAAGCGCAGCGTACTCTCTGACTTTCATGAATGCCTCTGCGTCGGGCATATCTACTCCTTATACGGCCAGTTCCAGACCAGCACGATAAAAATAAAAACGACGAGCCACAGAGTGAACTCGCCGGGGGTGATGTCGCATATGGTGTTCATGCTGCAGGCTTCAGAAAGAGAATCCAGTGCGTCTTATCGCTTTTGCCAGTTCGCTGCCAGATGGTTGGCTTTTGGTCGGTCAGTGCGATGACTTTACTGACCGGTATCTGAGTTTCATTCCACTTGAAGATCAGCGTGCCGTTAGGGCGAAGAACGCGAAATGCTTCACGGAAGCCCGCGGCAATATCGTGTGGCCACGAAGACTTCTCCAGCGCGCCATACTTCTTACGCATCCAGCTATTTTCGCCGGCACGCTCCAGATGGGGCGGATCGAATACGACCTGAGCGAAAGTGTTATCGGCGAAAGGTAGCGCACGAAAATCGGCGATGATGTCCGGGCTAATTTGCAGCGTTCGACCGTCACATAAAACATGCTGCTCGGCGCGTCGGTCAGTGTAGACTGCGCGACTATCCTGCTTATCCATCCAGAACATGCGCGAGCCACAGCACATATCCAATATGCTTACTTCAGACATAACAACTCCTCACGCAGAGCGCGATAGTGAATAGGGTGGGTGGGGGGGTTAGTCGTTCGGTAGGGCTGGGAGTGGCATCCAGTGGCTAGGATTGGTCGGCATGGAGTCACCGTCATATAAGTAGTGATACCAGCCATCCCCCTCATCGCCAATAAAACCATCCTCTATGTGTCCGTCGTATTGGATGAATAAAAGAAGAATCTTTTCATCCAGCGAAGGCATTTCCTCCCAAAAGTAAGTCCAGCAGCTCATGCTACTCTCCTGTGCTGCTTAGCTCGCTCAATGCGCTGGAAGTCCTCACAGCACTCCGGGCAGCAGAAGAAGCCTTTATCTACTGACTCCTCGCAGTTATAGCAGGCACCGGTAAACTGCATCTCCGGGCGCTTACGGTTGGCCAGGGCAATCTCAATCATCTGCTGCTCAAGCTCTGCAGCGTCATCCAAAATATCTGCGTTATGCATAGTCATTTCCCCTTATCTACCAGACAGGTCACGTAACCCGAATTGGCTGGAATGTTTTTGCTGATGGTCTGAACTGATTCGATACAACTGGCCGCGTTATCAAACGGTATGTGGGTCACGCTGCCAGACTGAAACATGATGATTATCAGAAACAGGTGCATGGCACCTCCGGGATACAGGCGTAAAAAAACCGCTTACGCGGCTGGGTGGGATTGATCTGTGAGTTCTAGATTATTTATTCCATATCGCTGAGGCGATCAGTGCCCATGTATCTCAGCTTCGCCTCTGCTGCTTCTGCTCGCTGCTCCAGCGCCCGGAATGCTTCGGCAATGGCGAGGATGGTGTCGGGATTAGCTGCAGCGATAAATGTCGCGTCATTATCGTTTCGCCAATGGGAAAGGTTGCCGGTGTCGCCATGCCTGACCAGCGGACCCATATCGTTGTCAGTGGCAAACACAATCTCAACATCGCCAGCCTCACCACTGAAAGCCACCATCGAATGACCGTGACTATCAATCCACCATTTGCCTGGAGTGGCCTTCTTCGCCAGCTCAACTAATTCATTCAGCTTTTCCATTATTCCTGCACCTCATATCCAACAGAAAACTCTTTGTGGTATTTAGACCTGGCTTCTGTCGCCACAAGCTCAGCCAACTCAATGTCTTGAAATAGTCCGAGGTAAATGCATTTCCTTTCCTTCATTAATTTAACTTCCCATTTATGCGCACCTCGATGCCAGTGGACACCAAGCACCCCGCTTTTGTTGTGAGATGGCAGTTTCCTGTTCTGACTATTCTGTGATCTTGTAGCCAACCTTAGATTGCAAATCCTGTTGTCACATCTATTTAAGTTGATGTGGTCAAGCTCATGTTCAGGCCAAATTCCATACATATAAAACCAGGCCAACCTATGAGCAAGGTATGGCTTGCTGTCGATATAAATCTGCCGGTAACCTCGGCTGTTTGTAGTCCCTGCAATGCTTCCGACAATAGCCGATCTACCCCTCTTCACTAGCCACGTGAAATGTCCACTATCTGGGTCGTAATGAATAAGCTCCTTTATTCGATCATGGGTCATGATGGCTCTCCTGCGCGGAGTTGAGCGGCGAAATCATCCGCGATAGTGGCGGCATAATTTAGCGCGGTCGATGAACTTTCACTGAAGCCCTCAGAACGACTCCGCAGGGTTTTAGCAAAGATTTCTACACCCTCAGCCCGCACAGAGTTGAGGTAGGCGTCGGTGGCTGGGAAAGGATTCTCTGCATTCACATCGCGGCTGATATACGTGTTGATTTCAGAGACATAATCCAGTGGGACACCGGCAAATGTGTAGCCTTCACCTTCAGAAAAATACTCAACATGATTTTCACTGATATCCGTCAAAAGCCTCAGCATCACGGCATTCTCAGCCGCCAGCGTGTCACGCGCTTTCTGTTGTACTGCGAATTTTCTCACCAGGTAAGCCGCAAGGCTTTCACCGACAAAGATATCGGCAGGCATGGCTTTACCCGTGATAAGCCCGCGCATTTCATGTTCTGTGATATTCATCTCTTACCCCTTATGCCGCTGTCAGGCTCAATGCCGCGGCGAAAATAGTTAGTCCAGGCAGCCCGGATACCAGCCGCGCTTGATGAGGCGCGCACGTTTTTCGGCTGCGATGATGTTTTGCTGGCGCTTGTCTTCACCGCGTTCTGCAAGTGAACGGCGGCTGATGAGCATGGTTTGTGGGCGGCTTGGCGTGAGCCGGCTTGTGCTGATAAGCGTGTAGGTGTAATCGGTGCATCCATCTACCGGCACCGGGTTGGCTGCCTCAATCACCGCTGTTTTACCGCGCAGGCATCCACGCATCAGCCCGTTAAACTCACCGAGCGTCATATGAAAAAGGGCGCATAATTCGCGCCCGGTGTGTGATCGTTTTGATAGCTGGAAGGTGACTTTCTCTTTGAATCCGCTGTTCGGGTGATTATTGCGCCGGTACTGAGCGAGTTTTCGCATGGTTACTCTCCCTGAACTGGCTCCTGATTGTCTGCCGGAGCTTCGTCGACCACCTCGTACTCACCAGTGATTATCGATGAGTTATCCTGTGGAATATCGGCTTCAGCTTTTTCATCGAGGTTTACCGCGCGCTGCAGCTCAATGCTCACCGGAAGGTATTTGAAGAGTCGGCGAATGGCCGTTTTCTTTGCCATCTCTTCGTAGTGATCGACCCAAGGCCCTTTGTCACCGGATTTGCTGAGCGCCCGGACTTTATCGACGGCTGCTTTACTCATCACCTCAAACTGAACGCCGCCATCTTTGAGGCGAGCCACTGCATATACGTGGGTCAGCGCGCCCGGATTACCATCCTCGTTCGGCACATGCTCCAGCTTCTCATCGAGGCCGTATGCATAACTGAACTTATCGTTTTCAAACACTGCACGGGCTGACAGGCTGACAATCTGACCAGATCGGCGAGCGAGGTCTATCATCCCGCGATAGCCAATGATTAACTGCGTTTCGGTGGCGACTGTGACCCATTGATTTCCCTGCTTCTGCCGTTTATCGAAAGGAAGAAGGTAGGCATGTCCGAGCGCGCCGCCCGGTTCAAGACCAAGCTGAGCGCACTGCATAATTGCGCCAAGGAAAGACATCTGGTCGCACTGCATGAGCTTTGGCGTTTTACGAAGTTCGGTCATAGCAATACGTGCCAGCCTGTCGGCGGTCATATGCTTGGGCAGGGCAAGAGCAATCTGGGCCTTGGTGCTCGGGTCGGCCATCAGTTGCGTAAGAGTTTTTGGCTTGCGCTCCTGTGCAGGCGCGACTTCGCCTCCGGTCGCTGCGGATTTAAGTGCTGCTGAAGACATGAGATAGTCCTTATTTGATGCGGAATACGCGAGATTTTGATGTTTTCTTGAAGGCGTCATAGAGGGCTGGGTGAGACTCCTTGAACGCGGCTATATCGAAGCGGGTAGAGTTCTGTGTGCGCCAGGTTGCCAGTTGCTTACCCTGCAGGCTGATGTATGAGTTGTCCTGCATAAAGAGCTTCAGTTTCTGCTCGGCAAACTCTATTTCGTCTGACAGTTCCTTTTTTCTGGCCTGCAATTCCCTTAGTTGAAACAACGCATCGAGAGCCTTTCCATCTGCCTCAATGCCCGTTCCGGCATCCCTGTCGAATATGCGCATCACATCACTGACTGCTGTTAACGGCGGAGGGGTAAGGTTGGTCACCATCTCCCAGAACTGAACTTCCTTTTCCCGAATTGCCGCTATTGTTTCATCGTCCCGCTCTACGCGGTAAACGCGGAAGTCATCTGCGCCAATCAGTACGCCGAATACACATACCTGCTTACCGGTCACCATCAGCCCATGCATCGCCTGAGCAGTGTAATGGACCGGTATAGCATCCGTTTGCTGCTCACCCCATTCCCGGGCTTTAAACGGGCTGCACGTCTTAATCTCAATGTTTTCCCCACTCTCTGCCTCAGCGTCTATTTCAGCGGCTATGTAGGGTAACTCTGGATCAAGATATCGCTCTCCGCGCCTGGCAATTACCAGGCCTGTTTCTTCGGAGAGAAGATCAATGACGTAAGGCTCCATCCTCTGCCCACGACTGAAAATCTTCTGCTTACCGGGTGATGGTGCCTCTTTGCGGGGCTGCACCTTGTCCAGGTAAACGTCCAGCGGCGTCCGCCATGGTGATATTCCGAGAATCCCGGCGACATCGCTGCCGCCTAAATACTTCGTTCTGTCTAACTGGCCAACTGATTGCATTATGCCGCCTCCTGATTTCCATGTTTGTTGCGGTAAATCCCGATCGCAATTTCACGCCGCGCAACCCGCACCATCGCTTCACGTAAAAACGCCTCAGCGGCTTCGTGCTGCTCGTCGTCTTCATCGAACATCTCAATGGCCGGGTAGTCGTAATGCTTCGTCAGGAATGCGCACAGAGCAGGCATTAACGGGTTTGTCTTGTGCTGGTTCATGCGCGCATCAACTTCTGCGGCGATGAACTCCAGCTCACTCTCCGGCAGGTTGTCGGCAATATCCTGCACCTCATGCCGGGCTGTTCTGTTCAGTCTCATTTCTTCTCTCCCAAACCAAGGCTTTTCAGCATCAGGTTGATGAACGTGAAATCCTTCGAGCTCTCCAGCATCTTTCGATGGCGCTCTAACTCTTCCTGCTGCTTCTGGTAAGGCAGGGTGGGTGATTGAGTCTTCATGGCTTGCCCTCCTGCGATACGACCTGTAACAGGCGTTCCCAAAGCTGCTGTAAGCGGCTCTTAGGCTTCCATGACATAACGTCAGCGCCGGTGAGTTTGAAATCGAACATGGTGTTTTTGGGGCAGCCCGATGCCGCCCCAGCAATTGCGAGTTGCATGGGGATACTCCGTTGAATGGGTTAGGTTGGTGCAAAAAAGAAGGCCGCACTAAGCGGCCAAATCGCATCCTGTTCTGTCTCTATCATTTGAAACTTCACAGCGTTGGTGCGTAGCACCTCAAAGCCGTCTGAGTAGGCGGCTTTACGGTGTCACTCATCTGAATCTTTGTAAGCGACATAACCCCTATTCATTATCCACTGGGCAACTTCAGATTCAGAAAATCCTTTTATTGCCTCAGTCAACTCTCCCTGCCTAACTAATCGCCGCTTCGCTCTTTCTAAATAAACCTCCGCCTGCTCATCAGCTAATTCACTCCACCAGGGCATATCTCTTCCGTTTTCCATAGCGGAGTCACAAACTGCGTCATAAATGCATTGAGCTTCATGCAATATTTCTTTCTGTGAAATTTCCATCCTCTTCTCCTGTTAGTGGTTACTGGCCCAATGCCTTACTAATTGCTGCCTTCGCTTTGTCGTATGGACAGGTGCATGTGAATCCGTTATGCCCACATGATTTGCTGCCGCCGCTTTGTTCTGACATTACAAGCTGAAGGGCCTCAAGAAGCTCAGGTGCGGCAGCTATCAAATCAAGGTTGGCGATTCTTGTTGTCTTGTCGAACACGCTGTAATGGCTTGTCGCGTCGCAAATAGCCGAACCAAGAGAATTGTTGCAATACACCAACAGCTCGCCACCACCATTCTCGCCACCACCGCGCTCCCATGGACCCGGCGTACCCTTAAACTCAATCATAAATTCCCTCCTGCTATAAACCCCAGCCCCATCAACACACCAATAACCAGCCACCCGAATATGTAGTTACCAGTGCTTATCATGGTTTGCGGGGGTATTTATGAAATTCACGAACGAACTCACCGTGATGAAGCTTTGCTGCTTCTATGTATTTCTGGTGAGCTTCTTCCGGGGTTTTATAGGTCCCCAGGTGTATCCTCTTGCCATTTACTCTAATACTGGCTTGCCACTTTCCAGTAGATCGATGAGCACACACACCAGGAAACCCTGAACTGTTATCCTTTCTAACCTTTCGATTACACATATTTTGCTGATGTGTTGAAGGCCGAAGGTTTTGAATTCGATTGTCCGATGGATAGCCATTTATGTGGTCGATGAATTGTGGAACCTCACCTCCATGATGAATGATCCATGCCAGCCTATGCCCTTTAAATATCCTCCCTCCAACCTTGACAACTAAGTACCCAAGTTTGTCCGTATGCCCTGCGATTTGGCCTGCTTTCTTTCCTCCCCTTATGTCTTTTTTCCATGTTAATAGCCCCGAATAAGGGTCGTAATTTAGAGCTTCAATTACTTCATGAATTACAGACATAATCCCCTCAATAAAAAAGGCTGCGTGTTAGGCAGCCTTGATGAATGGTGCAAACGCTATGGGAGCCTGCTTTGGTCGGAAGTCCCTAATGTCTTTCAGAACCTCTCTGAACTCGCTTAACTTCATGCCTCTGCGCTTTGCCTCAGCCCTCACAAGGCTGTTATCCATCTTCAGGTAAAGATGCTGTGCCTGAGATTTGGCGTCGTTGAAAGCGGTTTTGCGGACGAATAACTCATCCTCTTTCCGTCGCTTCTCTGCTGCCAGATGTTCCTCCAGTTCCTTATGGAAGTTGCCGCGCTTATCCAGCGGGACGTTGAGGGCTCCGTGGTCAAGTGCCATATATCGCCTCAGTAAGTTTCGATTTCCCGAATGATTTTCTTCAGGGCGCTAATCCCCTTCTTGGCCAGCACAACACCAGCTATGAACCCCTCCGCCTCCCACTCGGCCATCCTTGCCTCTTCAGCTGCCAGCTCGGCACGCTTTTCTTCTAACTCAATCAGATAAGCTGCCATCTCTCACCTCGCCGTTACGATGTCTTTTGATTTGCGATACCCGGCAGCGAATATCGCGATTTCTGGTAAGCACAGTGATGTGCTCTCATGCCTGTCACGCAGAGAAGGGGAGATAACTGCTTTCTCTACTCTCTGGTTGCAGCTGGATAAGGTGCTGACGATGCGGCGCTCGAAGCTATGCTGTTGCAGCTTCATGGCCCGATGCTCTACTGCGCGTTGCAGCTTCTTGCGTTGCTTGTTGTTCATGTTGCCTCCGATAATTGGCTTAGGTGATTGGATGGCCGGTGCCCACTCCGGCTTGACTGGACTCAAACCAGCCTACGTTTCACGACATCCCGATAGATTGGGGTAGGGTGTTAATTCACCAGCATCAAGCGGGTCTGACCGTTAGCCATTACAGCTATTCACTTTCGCTACGGACGCCTGTGTTGCCCAGGTAGCTATTTCCCGCACGTGAACCTGTTGGCGCAGGTATTCATCCAATCCCAAAGCCAACTGCTCTCTGGTGAGACCGAATCAGTCTCAATCTCTATTGTTAAAGAACCCGCCACTCCGTTCCCTGTGGCCTGCCAGCGTCCTGCTGATGGGATAGATATTATGCGTACAGCGCATATGCGTCAAGCGCATAATTGATTGGGTGTGACTGTTTTTCATCGATATTGGGTTATGTGTTTGAAACAGAAATGGATTTATTTTTAAGCGGGATATGTTGCAGGCACAAAAAAGCCCGCACATGGCGGGCTAATTTGCGAAAGGGGAGGTTATCCGTGACGGCGGTATTGCTGGGATTGGCTAAGCATCACGCGCCCGGCCACATGAAGCATATCCATTTCTTCAGCGGATATAGTCCATTCGCGATAGCGCGGGTTGTCCGATATGACGATCAGCTCGCTTTTGACCTTCTGCAGGCGCTTAACAAACATGTCGCCGTTGTAGTCAAAGACATAGATACCATCACCATCGAAGCTGCTCACGGCGACGTCGACAAAAATCAGGTCGCCTGGCTCAATAGTGCCTTCCATGCTGTCACCACGAACGTTAATAAGCTTCACGGATGACTCCGGCCGGTTACCGAATATGACCCTTGCTTGATCGGGAACATATTCAATAGACCTTATGACTTCAACGACGTCCTTCGAGGGTGAACCATCTCCGGCGCTTGCTGAAACATCAAGAACATCAATCCTGTACACATCTTTTCTCCCCTTTTTTATAATGGAACCGATACTGTATGAATCTACAGTATCATTAGCTTCATTGGAAGAGAATAGCTCAGATACAGGAACTGCGAGAGCTTCCGCAATCTTATGTATAAGGGAATCGCTGTAACCCTGCATTCCACGCTCAAGGCGTGACAGGTTGCCCACGTCGCTATCCACGCGCAACGCGAGTTCAGTCAGGGTCATCTTATTCGCTTTGCGAATCTGTCTAATCTTGTCGCCTATTTTCATGGCGTGTATTCAACCTTTTTTATGCGTGACACGCAAAGCGCCTTGCGCATATTTTCCAATTCGCATATTATGCGTATAGCGCATTTAGGAGGTGCATTATGCCAACACCATTAAGGAAAATGCGTGTAGAGAAAAAGCTGACAATTTCTGAGGTAGCCATCGCAACTCAACTTGACGTTGGAAACCTCAGCCGGATTGAAAGGGGAATTCAGGTTCCCTCTCTCGAAACGGCAGAGAAATTGTCCCGGTTCTTCAAAGGGAAGATCACCGAAATGCAGATTCTCTATCCGCAGCGATACATGAAGTCAGCCGACACAGCGGCTTAAGCAACACCGCTCTTTATCAATCTGACCGGAGGCTGTTTCGGCCCCCAAAAACCGAAGTGACTTGCTCACTGCAATGTCACGCAATTACTTAACCAACAAAGGAATTTTACATCATGGAAATTGCAAGCTATCGCAAAAAAGCGAGAGAGATTGAAAGCCAGTTACTGAACAAACTGGCTGAACGTGGACAGGGAACACTGGCGAAGGTGCTCGACCTGGACGACGCAGCTGTAAGCCGCATGAAGCGTCCATCCGGAAAACAGCGGCACAGCTTCTTCCAGATGATGAGTCTGGCACTGGCTTATCTGGATGTGGTTTCACCTGAATCAGAAATGGCGCAGAGGTTGTTGCGCATTGAGCAGCTACTGACAAAAGAAAACGCCCCAAAGAACTGCGAATTCTTTGAGGCGTAACGCGAAATGACTGGATCAATTCACAGGAGTAATTATGCCAAAGAAACACGTTATGTACCAGGCGGAATTGCACAAAAACCTTGCCCGAGTCGAATTCTGCAAAGCGTTCAATCCAAAGGTTGCTGAGAAGTTGAGGCAGATTCTGGATGAACACAAAGCGAAGGAGAAACGGCAATGAGCAACGTAGCATTAGATAACGTCTCACCAATCAAACCTCACCTGAAGGTTGTGGAGCGTCGCGTGGCAGAGCTTGAAGATGGTTACACCAAGCTGTCGAACGTGCTTCTTGAAGAATATGCCGGGGCTGACATCACCAAGCGTCAGTTTAAAGTACTCCTGGCAATCCTGAGAAAAACCTATGGATGGAACAAGCCAATGGACAGAATCAGCGACTCTCAACTATCGGAGATCGCAAAACTGCCTGTTAAGCGCTGCAATGAAGCCAAGCTGGAGCTGGTCAGGATGGGTCTAGTCAAGCAGCAG